GTCGGTACTTGCGTAACACCGTTCTCAATGACAAGAACATTGTTAACCGTCATGCCAGAGGCACCGGCAAAACTCGTAGTCGTTCCGTCGCCTGTATAAGTGTAAGTGGAGTAACCCGTACCGCCACCGCCGCCACCGCCACTAATCGTCACGGTCACAGCCGTTCCTACAGCAGACGCGGTCACACCTGAGCCAACAAAGTCAAAGCTCGTAACGCCAGACGTTAAGAGAGACCCTTCGTCTGATACCGAGATATTAGTTCCAGCACCTGAGTATCCCGATACCCCTGAGAAGCCAGAAACACCTGAAAAGCCGCTGAGTCCAGAGAATCCGCTTAATCCTGAGAATCCACTCAAACCTGAGAAGCCACTGAAACCTGATGTTCCGGCACCAGAAAACCCAGAGATTCCAGAGAATCCAGAAAAACCACTCAGACCTGAAAACCCACTGAGTCCTGAGAAGCCACTAAGACCAGAAAAGCCAGAGATCCCTGAGAAGCCTGATGCGCCAGAAAATCCTGAGAAGCCTGAGGTGCCGATGCCCGAAAAGCCGCTGATTCCAGAAAATCCACTGATTCCAGAAAAGCCACTGGCTCCAGAGAACCCACTGATTCCGGAGAATCCGCTGATACCTGAGAAACCACTGATGCCAGAAAAACCGCTGTAACCAGAGAATCCTGAGTAACCTGAGGTTCCGCCGCCACCGCCGCCAGAAATAGTGACCGTTACAGCGTTGCCCACGGCTGTGGCCGTTACTCCAGCGCCTACAAAGTCAAATGACTGGACGTTGGTTGTGAGCGGGATACCTTCATCAGATACGGTAATCGCAGAGCCGGCGCCAGAAAAGCCTGAGAGACCAGAGAATCCCGAAAGGCCGGAAAATCCTGAGCCGCCAGAAAACCCAGAGAGTCCTGAAAACCCTGATAAACCAAGGCCTGAGAATCCCGAGTAACCAGAAATGCCAGAGCCTGAGTAGCCTGAGACACCAGACCCTGAATAACCTGAAAGGCCAGAGAATCCTGAGAGTCCAGAGAACCCTGAAAGGCCTGAAAAGCCGCTTTGCCCTGAGTAACCTGATAGACCAAGGCCTGAGAAGCCAGAAAAGCCCGATATGCCCGATCCTGAGTATCCTGAGAGGCCGCTGTAGCCTGACAATCCAGAATAGCCGCTCAGGCCCGAATAGCCGCTCGAGCCGGGGTTATCGCCCGAGAACCCAGAAAAGCCAGAGAATCCTGAATAGCCCGATACGCCACTGCCGCCACCACCGCCTGAAATGGCTGATATAGCGCCCGTGGTCGTCTTGACCGTACCCCCATTCTGAACAATGGGTACAAGCTCAGTGCCAGTCAACGGCTGAGCGGTCGGAAGCTGGGTGATCGTCTGATTAGCCATTATGGTGAGATCGCTATTCCGTCAAGGTTTCCATCATTCTCAATGAGATTGGTGTTGCCTTCTGTTGATAGAATTATACTCTGTTGATCGTTCAGCACCAAATTATTTTGAATCGCAGCCACTGAAACATCAGGTCGAGGAAAACGCAAGTTGATTCGCTCGGTCTGTCGCGCCGGAAGCCGGTAAGGGTCTTTTTGATCCGCACAACCTTCGTTGCAAACTCTCAGACCTGCAAAGTTCGGGTCATTCATCAACACCGAATAAGGGCGCTTCATCCGGCAACGATCACAGATCGCAATCGCCAGCGAAGCATACCCAGTGGTGTCTAAGAAAATAGACATGTTACGCGGTGTATACCGAAATATTCGGCGCGAAGTAAATAGGAGAACGGTCGCGTTCTTCTTGCTCGGCTAGATTTAAATACTTTTCGGCTTGCGTTTCAAGATACTGAACGCGGTCGAGGGGGACTGCGGGTAGTTCGAGCGACAACTGATGGCTAAGCATAGCCAACGTGGCGAGGTACCACCTCTGAGGGATTTGTAACTCGTCTGAAAGATCACCCACATCCATGATCTGCTTAGAATACCACACGGTCATCTGCACAAACGGGTCGGAAGGCGCAGGCCAAAGGTAAATTTCAGGTTGTGGAATGGTCCGGTTGAACCAGAACTGATAAGGTTGATTGGCGGTGAAGTTCTTGTTAGGTAAATTAGTGTAATCATCACGATTCAGACGCGACATCGTGATTTCGCGACTGTTGTTACCCACGTACCACTCACGCAACGCCAAAGTTGTACCCCCTGAGGCCTGAATGCGGTAAAAACGAACCGTCTGACCGGGGTCAATGTCATACCACAACCATTGGTTGTCAGTCACAACTACCGTTCCGACGTCTTCCAACGTGTTATAAGTGATGCCGTCTGTGGAATACTGAAGGGTGAAAGTCCATGTTGCACTTCCACCACCAGAAACATAGGGTAGCACACCAATAGATCCCGCATAAACCGGGTTGTCTGTGCCAAAATCGACCGTAATATTACCATTCGCGCTCGTCTGCTGACAGTAGGTGTCGACGTCATCATCAGCCACGTAGTATACCGTGCCTCCGGCCGAAGTGCTATAACTACCCGTGGGGCGGTTCATAGTGCGATACAACGCGTTGAGCACGTCATTGGCCCCAACGGGCAGCGTGTAAATGTACTTGTCAGGGGTGAGACCGATGACTTCCTTTCTGATAGCCCAGTACTGAATGCCGATATTTATCAAATTAGTTAAAACAAACCCGAGCGACTCTCGCGCTGTGACCAGCTGCTCACTGGTGAGTTCTTCGGCTAACTTTCCGCACCGCCGAGCAGCATGATCAATCAGCGTCTGAACGCTATAAACCTGACCGTAAGTGTCTGAGTATGCCATTCGTTCACCACCCTGGACAGTTCCAGCGTTTCATTGAGGCCCGTGCACGTGACCCGCGATCAGACTTCCGCGCTACTGGGCCCATTCGAGCGCAAAATGAATCGCGCCGTGGACCGCCCTCGGGCTGAGGAGCCTTTAGGTTTGAGCCGGTGGCTCGGTTGTACTTGGCGCGGCCTTTCGCCGTAAAACCCGCGCCTTGAGACGCCGGTAACTTTTCACCACGGCCAATCGAAAGGTTCGGCTCGCCGCCTTTAGCCATTTTTTCAGGGAGTCGAGCATACTTTTTCCCCTTCACATTAGATTCAGTGAATTCGGCGGCCACGTCAGGCCGAATGCCGACCTTCTTTGCAAACTTGGGGTTGTTCTCGGCTGCTTTCATAAGCCGGAACTGCGCTTTAGTCTTGGCAGGCATTTAAGCTATCTGCCCCATTGTAACAATCAACGAAGGGATGGCCGGGTACGCAGGCGTCACACTCAATGGCAATGCCTCAAGCGTTACATCCGTCGATTCAGGCAGCCAAAACAACTGCACATAATTAGTGGCGTTCAAATCTAAGTAAAAGTTCCAGGCGGCCACCGCAAAACCAAAGATGCCCGCATTCTTACGCGCTGGCACCGTAACTTGCGTTGATGAGTTGGCAAGATCTGAACCGTTGACCTTTATCCAAATTGTGACAATGTGCTGCTCGTTAGCGACATTCTTGAACTGGGCGCTAAATTGAAAGTTATAAATGCCGTCATCGGGCACCGTAAAACGGCTATTGCTAACCAGGGTAATGCCATCGGTAATATCCGTAGTGTTGCAAGTCATGGCCGTGCCAGCGGTGGTGCTTCCCGTCTGATCTAGGGTGCTGCTAAAGCCGCCATAAGCCGCGCCAAACGCACGCAAATCACCGATGGTTGATTGCACATTCGCGCCACTTTGCACTAACGGCACAAGCTCTGCACCCGTCAGCGTTGCGGCTGCTGGCATTGCGCTAATTTTCTGGTCGGCCATTATGATTGCTCCAAAACAATTTTGCTGCTGTCTTCTTGCAGCACATACCCTGGCGTTGTCTCATCCAGAATATAAAACGTAGTTGGCGGAATGGTGCCGTAAGTGTCAACCACACCATTATCACCAACATCAAGTCCGTAGTCCGTGCCTCCGATGACATTCTGGGCACCAACGCCTAACGCAAAACCGTCTGAGGTGTTGGCTTGATCGGCAACGCTTGAGTAGCCGACAGGAGCCATTAAATCCCCGCTTGAACGATTTTAAGCGTTGCCGTACCAGAGCCTGAATTAACAAGCAGTTTAATAGCCGTTACGGGGAACGCATAGTTGCCATCAGCCGCCGAAACTTCACCCGCTACTGTGGGATGACTGAACCAAGTAGAAATCGTACCGCTGGGGTCGTCAAATGAGTGCTGGACGGTGTAGTCAACCGTGCCTGACACCGTCACACCAAAACCCACATTAAACGGACTAATATTGGTATTCATGACCACGGTGCTACTTGAGCCGACACCAGTCTTTGAAACCGATTGAACTCTCATCACAAGTCCTTAAAATGAGCGAGGGCCGAAGCCCCCGCCGTTTCAGCACGCGCCGCCGTAGGCCTTTTTGTACACTCCGCCACCCTTTTTGAAGGTTCCGGACTGCAGGTCATTAGCCACGGGTTTTGACACCGGGTGCCGAGGCATCGCTACGGGACGTCCGCTATCGACTAGACCCCCCGTAGCATAACGCTTTCCCAGGGCACCGCCTTTCTTAAAGCCCCCGGCGTTGCCTTTCTTCACTTCGCCAGTGGTGGTGTTGGTTGGGCCGGGTTTGGACGTCGAAACATTGCCTTCGACTCCGCCACCTTTAGCGTACTTGGGGCTCCCGCCGTGCTTGTAACCGCCGGGTTTGCCCATTGCCACGTCGCCAGTCTTCTTCGGAGTGTGATGCTCGCCTGAAGCAGTGTCCATCTTGG